GGACGTAAGGTGTATCTTCAGCGCCGAGATAGTCAACCAGCAGCGTATCCAGCCGTTCCATGCCATCCCATTTAAGGGCGCTGAGGTAGTTTTTGATTGGGTGGTATAAGCGATCTACTGATACCACGCCCAGCAGCGCATCCTTGAACTTGGTCGGTGACCAGATGCCATAACTGCGCTCAAAATAAATCTTGGCGCAGGCTAGATCTGTATCACTCCAGCCGGGCTTGACCTGCGGCCATGGCAGCTCACTAATCACGTCAATCAGGTTCTTGAACTGATTAAATACGATGGGCTGCAGCGCCGGGTCATACCGCAGAATGGTTGAAATGTTGGAAAGGGTATCCTTGATTTTTCCGTTCTTTTCAAGCTCCAGCCGGCTTTGCCAGTCCTCGTCTTCCGAAAACTCCTCTTCAATCTGGAGCTTTCGTTCCTGGGTGAGCTGTGCTTTTACCCGTGTATCCTTAACCGCAAATTCAGACATAGCCTTAAACGAAGCTTTTTCCTCAAGGTCAGCGTATTTGTGGAGCCGAACCAGATCAAAGGCATTCAAGAGCTTTCCGCAGACCGGGTCCGTTGCATGGTGGGAATAAGCAAACTTACCGCCGTAGATCACCACGCCGGCACTGGAGTCTGCTGGAATGTAATCAAAGCGACCGTCCATCGCAGAGGGTTCATATACCTCTAGCAAAAACTCCGCGATGGCCTCTTCGATAGAGTACGCCCTGCAGAAAGCACCAACCACCCCGCTTTTTTCGAGCGGGTCCTTTTGCTGCTTCAGGCTGTGCTGGATCACCTCCGACTGCCGTTTTGAGGTTGGCCACATGGAGGTATCCCGCCAGTCCGCATATTTTGAGAGATAGGTGTCCGGATCGAGTAGGGCACCGTCCTTTTCCTGAAACACGAATTCACCGTCTGAAGAGGTGGACGGCCAGTACATCAGGCGCGAAGGTTCATAGGTGGTATCATCAAACATATCGATGCCGATCTCCTTAGCCACCATGCGGCCCAGTGCCGGATATTCATCCTCACTGACCTCACGCTCCAGCGGGATGACCAGCCGAAGGCGCGGAGCCTCCGGCGTATGTTTGTGGGTGGAGTACAGGCAGCAGGCCCAGTCATACAGGGACTCCAGCTGTTCCCAGGTGTCCAGGATGCCATTATCCATATCCAGCGTGAGCAGGGACCGGCATAGCACATATCCGCTACGCCGTTTTCCCTCGCGGAGGGCTCCGCCGACAAAACCGCCGATATCCTTAATGGCATCCTGACGGGCCTTTGTCATCTTGCGAAACTCGGATACCGTTTCTGTAGTGCGTTTCGTATTTCGAACCGTATCCTTAAAAGCTGGCCAGGTGATGTCCTTATTCTTCCATTGCTTATCCATACGGCTGTTTCCGACGGCTATCTTCATTCCAATTCCCCCCCTCATTTGTCATAGCCGCTGCCATCGCCAAGGAAATAGTTGACAAAGTACTGCTGTCCCTTGCCCGTCACCTTGGTGGTTTTGGAAATGGTGACATGCCCGTCGGAGTGCGTGATGGCCGTTTCCTTCACCCTAAAAAGTCCCAGCTCCATTGCCTTTTGCGTCGGTGCATTGTAATCCGTACCCCTGCGTTTAATCAGAAAGCCTTCCTGACGCAGCTGTTCGAACAAACGGTTCTGGCCGATTTCGATACCATTGCCTTTGAGGATTTTAGCGAGCTCACCGATAAGAATGGTTCCATCTGACACCGACACCGCATCGGCAAAGACCACCTTAGGCTTGTCAGCCTCAGCCTGAAGCTGCAATCGTTCCTTTGCCTGCCGCTCTTCCTTGAGTGCGGTCAGTACCTTGATCCAGGCATCCGGATCATTCATGATTTCTTCCAGCTTGTCCGCGGTGAGATAGGCTCCATGCTTTCGGATGCTTGGCAGAACCTCATGTGTTACCCAACGCTTGAAATTCCTGAGTTTTTGTTCCCTGTCAGCGATATACGCTTCACTTACACCACGTGCCTTTGTTGGTTGCATGGCAAAGAGCAGGGCATACAGGCCAGCTTCGTTTACCACAGCCAATTGTTGATTTCCGCCAGGGGTATTCATTTGTGTATACCCCTTTTCATCCTCATCAAGGGTTTGCATTGCACGGTTGCGATTTGTCTCCCCAAACACATCGCACACATCTTTTGCAACCCACCATGGCTCGCCACCAATTTGAAGCGTTCTGACTTCCTTCCCCTCGTAGGAGAAAACCTGCAAATTATCCATACAAAGATCCGTCCTTTCTGAAGGCGCGAAGCTTTTTTTGAGAGCCTTCGCTTTAAGCCAGGAGAAAGGACGGTTTCGGACGGTCTTTTTATAATTTTCTAATCTTTTTGATAAAACGGGCACACAAAGCCATCGGCACGAAGCAAAAGCCCATTTGCCCAGGCTGGAGTTTCGCTCATTTTTGAGCATATATCTTGAAGTGAAAGCTTATCATCTGCCTCGATTACAATTTCATCGTGAACGTGCATGACGATTTGATAAGCCCTAAATGCCAGCAGCGCATAACAGAGAATATCGCGGGAGATGGCCTGGACGATGTTCTCCACCAGCTTAGGGCCATAGGTTTCAATGCGCTCCCATTTCTTCGTTGCACCGACGCCCTCATAGGTTACCGCATCACTACCGAAACGATTCTGGCCTATTTTCGGCTTTATATAGGAAAGTTGCCGGTCGGAGGGCAGCGTGATAAACAGCATGCCGCTTCTGCATGTAAATCGCATCCCGTGGATTTCCGTTGCAGAGCGCTCCCGGACAGCCGTCATGGCTGCCCTGTCTACAGCCCACCAAAACCGGACGATATTCGGGTTGGCTGTGCGCCAGGCATTGACCAACGGCTGAAGCTCCTCCTCAGCAACACCCATATCCAGGGCACCCATGGCTTTCAGCGCGCCGACCGAGCCGCCGTAACCAAGCGCGAGCTCCGCAATTTTGCCTTTTTGCCGCAGGGGACTGCCCTTGGTAATCTCCTCGATGGGAACATGGAACATCTGACTGGCTGAGGCTTCATAGATTCTGCCGTGGCCAGCGAACACCTCGTTTCGCCAGTTCTCGCCGGCCAGCCACGCAATGACGCGGGCCTCGATTGCTGAAAAATCCGCTACTATAAACTGATGGCCAGGTTTGGGGATAAAGGCGGTTCGGATCAGCTCCGACAGTACCTCCGGCACAGCATCATAGAGCGCTTCCAGCGCCTCATACTGGCCTAGCTTCACAAGCTGTCTTGCTTGTTGCAAATCCGACAGATGATTTTGCGGCAGGTTCTGCACCTGCACAAGCCTACCTGCCCAGCGCCCGGTCCGGTTCGCTCCGTAAAACTGAAGCAGCCCGCGGACCCTGCCATCCATGCAGACCGCCTTCTGCATCGCCGTGAATTTTTTCACACTGCTTTTTGCCAGTGACTGCCGGAGCTCCAGCACCTGGCCGAGTGGCTCAGGCGCTGTCTTCAGGAGCTCTTTCACGGCAGCCTTGCCCAGGGTATCCGTTTCCATACCTTGCTCACACAGCCAAGCCTTCATTTGGGCGACCGAGTTTGGATTATCCAATGCAGTCATTTGTTGCATCAGAGAGGTAAGCTCCTGTTTGGCCCGGCTATCAAAGCGGATGGCTTCGCCGACCAGGTTCATATCCAGAAGGATGCCGCGATCGTTGATTTCCTGATCGAGGATATAGTTTTCCCATTCGAAATCCGGCACAGGGAACTTGTGAAGCTTTCTTTGGATCTCAAGCTCGGTCTCCACATCGCGCGCACTGTAAGCTTTATACTGTTCCCACTTTTCCGGAGCATCAGCCGGCAGGTTGCGCTCCCGACCGCCATTGAGCTTTGATGGCTTGCAGGGAATGGAGAAATAACGGATCAGGTCTTTACCTTCCTTGAGCTTTTGCTTTTCTAACCCCAATACCGCTCCGGCCCCCTCCAGCGAAAGGGGCAAACCCAGATAGGCTGACCAAACCATCGTACAGCGCCAGGATGCCGGGCTTAAGAACTGGCTCTCAGATTTGTTCTGATCCAGCGCCAGTCCTTTCCTTGACAGCCAGCGGGAAAGGCAGATCCGTTCAAACTGGGCGTTGAAGGCCCACTTGATCACTTCTTCATCTGTCAGTGCCCTGAGGATTGCCTCCGGCAAGTGTTCACCGCTGGCAAGGTCAACAATCTGTACAGCACCACCGTCAATGGCATAGCCGAACAGCAGAATGTCAAAGTCCGGGGACTCAGCATATTTATAAACACCACACTTGGGAAGATCGGTGCCGGCGTATGTTTCGATATCGATTGAGAGAGTTTTCATAGTTCCTCCATAGCGAAAAGGGCGGCAAGGTATCCTGCCACCCAATCCATCTTTTTAGCGTATGTCCTTAGCCAAGGAAGTCATCGCCGTCATAGTCTGACGCGAAATCATCCGCGGCACTGGTTCTACCACCCAGGGGCTCGCCATCCTGGACCTTCTGGATGTTGCCCAGACCGCAGGCAACGCCCCGGTTGCCATTGGAGTTGAAGGCATAAAAATTGATGCTGACCCGCGCGTAGACCCCGGAATAAACCTCCGAACGGCTCATAATGGGGTTCAGAGACTTGTCCACGATCTCCGGGGCGGAATTGGAGTTGGCGTTCACAAAATAACTGCCTGCATACGCTTCATCATCAGGGCGGTCGATATCCCCGTCACGAAGAGGAAGCTTCAGCGCAGCTTTGTTGGGAATCTTCCCGCCGAACTTACCGCGGCCTTCCTCGATCGCGGCGTCAACCGCTTTATTGATGGCCTCAATAGTCTTGGCGTCAGACTTGGGGACGATCAGGGAAACGCTGTATTTTTCTGCGCCGCCGTTGATGCTTTTCGGTTCGTGAACGTTGGCATAGCTTAGACGGACGATGCCTGTGACAACCTTGGTGGGATTGACCCTAACCCCTGTGTTTGTTTTATTTGCGGTATTTGACATGTTAAGTTTCCTCCTTAAAATCCTGTTATGCGGATGTATGGATTTCCGGTCGTTTGTCGGTTATGGGTACCAGCGCCGGTTTCCCCGGCGGCTTTTCAATGAGTTCACCGAGGATTTCACTGAATTTTGCTTTGCTCATCAGCTTCTCCATTTCGGTGAGAGTGATCAGGGATTGCCTGTAAATATCGCGGTAGCCCGCAGCCTTGGCAGCCTCAGCGACGGCTTCTTCGTTTGTATACCTTCTGTTCGAGCGTCCCGCTACCAGCTTGAAGCCGCCCCAGCGCTTGCCGTGGTTGAGTGCTGCTTCCAAGGCATAAGCCTTGATATCATTGGCCCAGTCTGTCAGGTCATCGAGCTTTGCTAAGATCCCTTCGATATCGTCGTCCGTGAGGATTGGCGGCAGGGAAAACTCAAACCGTGCGAGGTTCAGCTTTTCTTCAGCCCGCGCCCGGCACTTGACCGCTGCACGGCAGAACTGACAATGTTCACCAGGCACAAAGTCGCCGCCGCCCTCAAAGGCGATTTTTGCAGTCGGCATCACGATCTCCTCAGCCCATTGATAGAGCGATTCCTTGAACACCGTATAGGTGCTAGCGTTTTCACGGCGCGGCTGGTAAATTGACATGGACACTTCGCTGATATCGTAGATCCCGTCAAATAGCTCCAACGCTGCGATGGCATATAGCTTCATCTGTGGATTATCTTCAGCGTGGACCAGAGTCCATCCGAATTTGAAATCAATGATATGAAGCGTTCCATCGCCAATCACCACACAGTCACCGGTGCCAAAGCCATCCGGCACAAAGCGTGAAAAATCCAGACGCTGTTCAATTAGGATGGTCGGATCAGAGCAGGTTTGCTTTAGCCCCGCGATGATCTCCAGGACGAAATCAACGTAATCATCGGTATAGGTTTCCATTTCATCCGAGTCATACTTTGAAACCGGACGTTTCGAGCGTTGCTTCAGGGCTTTTCTCAGCTTATGTTCAGCCAGCGCATGGGCAGCAGAGCCCTCCGCAGCTGCCTCGCCACTATTGTCAGCAAACTCCTGTTCCAGCCGCGGTGCCCTTGTACAGACAAGCCAACGATGCGCACTTGATGCGGAGAGTATCGCATGCCCGCTCATTTCAGCCCCTCCGCATCTGACAACAGATCCGCATAGTTTACCGGGTCAATCTGGCTAAGCTTCGGTGCCCCGTGTTTTTCGAGCAGTCCTCGCACTTCTGCTGTAAAACCAGCCTGACTTTTTTCAGCTAACACTGCTCTGACCTGCTCCAGCGATACGGGCTTTTCCGTATGCATTGGCTGCGCAGAGGTCAGCGCATCCGGCGCATTCTCGGCAGGTTCATTACCAGACATCGCCTCCGCTATCACTTGCAGGCTGTCGGCCAGGGAACGAATGGTATCGACCACATCAAGTAGCAGCTTGATTTTGCTCACCGCTCTCACCTCCCTCTTCAACAATGGACAGTGTTTTTACGTTGTCACCGGGTACAATGACCGTCAGCCTTTGCTTGTCGCCAAGCAGGAGTCGAAGGAGTCGCTCCCGCATGGTGACGTGTCGGCAGCCGACAATCCCGCCGCCCGGCGGTTCCTTTGAAACACTGATTTTGAGCGTTTGTCTCATGTGCTTCACCTTGCCTTTCTGAAAGCTTGTTGTTTGTGCTTTCGCTTTAAGCCAGGTGGAAGGGCCAAATCGGACGGTCTTATTCAAGAAATTTTCTGAGCTTGTTTTTAGCTCTTTCAACGGCATGGCGAATCGCGGATTCGTCCTTGCCTTCAACGGCGGCAAGTTTGGTATATGACCATCCCTCCAGCAGGCACTTGCGAACCAGGTATTGCTGGCGTTCATTCAGGCAAGACATGGCGTGGCTGATTGCCTCAGACTCAATTAAGTCCGCAAGCAGATCGGTTCCATCGCTGAAATAGCGAACATCCTCGTAATCAAAGGTCGAAAGCTGTGTGTGGCGGTCAGGGC